TACAGTATGGAACGAGGCAGGCAAAATACATAACCACCTTGTGAATACTCTGCTTTCTGCAGACTGCCATATTATCGTAACCATGCGCTCCAAAATGGCTTATGCAATGGAGCAGAACGAGCGCGGCAAGACTGTTCCCGTAAAAATCGGACTTGCTCCTGTACAGCGTGAGAATACTGAGTACGAGTTCGATATCGTTTTCAATATTGCAAGGAGCCATACCGCTTCAACTTCCAAGGATACGACGTTTCTCGATTCGTGGACAGGCATTATCACTCCTGAACTTGGTCGGCAGCTCAAGGAGTGGCTAAGCGGCGGTGTGGAGCCCGACAGGTGCGCTGACTGCGGCGGTCTTATCGTATCGGCTCAGGGCCGGTCTGCAGAACAGATTGCAGAGGGCACTATGAAAAACTACGGTCGCAAGCTCTGCTGGAGCTGCATGACAAAGGAAATTAAAAAGCGTAAGGAGAAAACCGCTGATGAAGGCACTGCGCCAGTATCAGAATGATATTGTGAACCGTGTGCGTGAGGCATATCTGAAAGGCTATAAAGCCCCCTGTGTAGTGCTTCCCTGCGGCGGAGGAAAGTCCGTAATAGTTGCAGAAATCGCAAGGCGGACAACTGCCAAAAACAACCATGTACTCTTTCTGGTTCACCGTCGTGAGCTGGTAGAGCAGATACAGCGAACCTTCAGCAAATGGGGCGTTGACATGGAGAAAACTGACATTATGATGGTGCAAACCGCGACTCGAAGAATTACAAAGCTGGACAAGCCTGCACTCATAATCACCGACGAAAACCACCACTCCAAAGCCGCTACATACCGCCGTATTTACGACGCTTTTCCCGATGTATGCAGGCTGGGAGTGACTGCGACTCCTGTTCGGCTTGACGGAAGCGGGCTCGGTGATGTGAACGACATTCTCATTGAGGGAGTGTCAGCGAAATGGCTCATCAATAACCACTATCTCGCGCCCTACGACTACTATGCGCCGTCGATTGCTGACCTCACAGGGGTGAGGATACTCCATGGCGAATACGAGACAAAATCTGTGGAAAAGGCTCTGCTGAAAACTGCTGTTTTCGGAGACGCTATCAGGCACTACAAGGAGCTTGCAGGGGGCAGACAGGCTGTCTGCTATTGTGTATCCGTGAACCACTCCATGACTATGGCTGAGGAGTTCAGTGCAGCAGGTATTACCGCAGCTCATATCGACGGAAGCACTCCCAAGGCTGAACGTGACCGCATAATCGCGGACTTCCGCAGAGGTGTCATAAAAATTCTCTGCAATGTCGACCTTATTTCCGAGGGCTTCGACGTGCCCAATTGCAGCTGCGCTATACTGCTCCGACCGACAAAAAGTCTCACCTTGTACATTCAGCAGTCAATGCGGTGTATGCGCTATAAATCAGGCAAAAGAGCTGTTATCATTGACCATGTAGGCAACTATGCCCGCTTCGGAATGCCCGACGCTGACCGCAAATGGGAGCTGAATGCAAAAAAGTCACCGCGAAGGCAGTCGGAGTCTTCGGCAGATGTGAAGGCAAAGCAATGTCCCCAGTGCTATTATACCTTTGAGCCGCCTCCATTTGGCAGGGCTGTCTGTCCTGCCTGCGGTTATCAGTTCCCGAAGCAGGAACGAAAAATTGAGCATGAGGACAGTACGGAGCTTCAGAAAATCGCAGGCTTTGCACTTGAATACGACAGCCCAGACCAGTGCAGGAATATGCAGGAGCTTTCAGTGCATGCAAAACGCCGCGGCTACAAGCAGGGCTGGGTTTACTATCAGGCTAAGAAAAGAGGCTGGCTATGACAGAGGAACACAGAATACAGAACGAAATACGGCTTGCACTTGCGGACACCTGCGTGATGTTCAGAATAAACGTAGGCAAGGGATATACTCCCGACGGCAGATACTTCGATACGGGAGTTTCCAAGGGCTTTTCAGACCTTTTCGGAGTTCGCAAGGCTGACGGCAAAGCTGTATTCATTGAGGTAAAAACTACAAAAGGCAGACCAACGGACCAACAAAAAAACTTCCTTGATAACATGCGTAAATACGGTGCTATCGCAGGCGTTTGCAGAAGTCCCGAGGAAGCTGTGAAACTTGTAAAAGGAGGAAAATAATATGGGATTTTCAACGGATTATTCCGAGGTTAACAGCTTCGAGCTCATTCCCAAGGGTGAGTACGAAGTCATCATAAAAAGCATCGAAGAACGAACCACTCAGAACGGCGCAACAGGGCTCAATCTTACGCTGGTGATACGAAACGACGTGGAGCAGAAATACCAGAACCGCTTCCTGTTCCATACTCTGTGGAAGCGCCGCGAACCTACTCAGGCTGATATGCAGGTGCAGGGTTACAGCTTCAAGCAGGTCATGTCTCTGGCAAAGGCGGCGGCACTGCCCAGCGGTAAGAGTTACGAAAATGTGCAGGCACTATGTGATGAGCTGATCGGTCATGTAATGCGTGTGACCGTAGGGCATGACGAGTACAACGGTCAGCTGCGCGAAGTGGTGAAGTTCATGAACGAGTCCAAGTTCCTTGAGTGCAGACACGTTTATAAGGATAAGCCCGCCGTGACCGCAGATACCGTAGCGCAGAAACCTGCAGAGACCTTTGCAGGAACTCAGATTGACATGGGAAATCTCAGCGACTTTGAAGAAATACTAAGTGACGGCGATGTACCATTCTGAATCAGAAGCCCGGGACAGTTCAGACTGTCCCATAACGGGCTGAAAGGAGTAATAAATGAACTACAAAAACAGCGAAGGTTATGCAAGCCCAACGGAATACGAGGCTCTCAGCCGTATCCAGCGTGAGGAACGTGCTGACAAAATAAAGAGGAAATACCGTCCATTTGTGTATATCTGTTCCCCCTTTTCATTTGGCAACAGGGAGGAAAATGTCCGCAACGCCAAGCGCTACTGCCGCTATGCAATCGATAACTATGCAATACCATTTGCTCCCCATCTGCTGTTCCCACTATTTCTCAACGATGACATACCTGCGGAGCGTGACCTGGCAATGTTCATGAACCGCATAATACTGGCAAAATGCGACGAGTTATGGATATTCGGCGACGTTTTCTCAAAGGGCATGCAGAGGGAAATAAAGTGGGCAAGGCGCAAGAAGCTGTACATAAGGTACTTCCCTAAAATCTGAACTTTCTGTAAAACTTTTCCAATATTCAATGGTTTCCCGTTGAAAAAAGCCCCGTTACGGCGCATTAGTAGAATTGATTTTAAGGAGGTACTCTATGTACGAATTTATACCAGACGCAATGAAAGCCGTCCCCAACTGGGTTTGCTGGAAGTCCATACCCGATGCAAAGTCCCACTCGGGCATCAAAAAAATCCCTGTAAATCCTAGAACAGGCGGACAGGCTATGTCAAACAATTCCCAGACATGGAGCGATTATGATACCGCAGTCCGCGAAGCTGCAAAGTACAGCGGTATCGGCTTCATGTTTACGGGAAGCAGCTTTTTCGGAGTTGACATCGACGACTGCCGCAATGCTGTTGAGGACTATAACGACGGCGGAACCGACAATATTGTCTATGAGTTCATCTATGGGCTGTGCTCCTATGCGGAGCTGTCTCAGTCGGGCAACGGAATACATATCATCTGCAAAGGCAGTCTCCCTGACGGAGCTCGAAGGCGCGGCAAGGTGGAGATGTACGACAAGGGCAGGTTCTTTATTATGACGGGTAATATCTGCTCGGAATTTGCCGATGTTGCAGACTGCACCGAAGCTGTAAAGCCCCTGCACAAAAAGTATCTTAGCAGCAGTGACGCTCCGAAAAAACAGGTGCAGTCTCCGACTGTGCAGACAGGTCTCACTGAACAGGAGATAATCAGCAAGGCAATGAGCTCTCATAACGGGGAGAAATTCTCAGCACTGTACAATGGTGATATTTCAGGATTTCCTTCCCAGTCCGAGGCTGACCTTGCATTCTGCAATATGCTTGCATTCTGGTGCGGCGGAGACACTGAGCTCATGGACAGCATTTACCGCAGCTCGGGGCTTATGCGTGACAAATGGGACAGAAAACAGAGCGGCAGCACCTACGGAATGATTACTCTTACAAGAGCGGCTTCAAGCTGTACAAACTTCTATGATCCGCAGTACAAAAATGATTGCAACATATCAATAAGCAACTCCTCAGAACCTCAGCCCAAAATGTTCTCACTTGATGACACTGGAAACGCTCAGCGTATGCAGGAGCTCAGCGGTGATATCCTCCGCTACTGCTACGTTGACAAGCGATGGCTATATTATGAAAATGGCAAATGGCAGTATGACGTCCGTGGAATGGTGTATGTGTACGCAGACCTGGTCCTTGATCAGATGAAGCGTGAGCTGCAGACATGGGCATCCCATGAGGACGGAAAGTTCCTTAAGGACTTTCATAAGCATATGAAACGCAGTCGTTCAAATGCGGCCAAAAGGGCTATGATAAAGGAGTTTGAGCACTTTGTGGCAATTCGTCCATCGGAGCTTGACAGCAATAATACACTGGTCAACTCTCGAAGCGGAGTGCTTGATCTCGATAACTGCTCCATCGCTCCCCATGACCATAAATTCTATATGACACGTATGCTGGGAACGTCCATGCCCCTGAAGCCAAAACGTCCAGAATTATGGTTGAAATTTCTCTATGAGATTTTCAGCGGCGACAAGGAACTTATCCGCTATGTGCAGAAAGCTCTTGGATATTCCCTCAGCGGTCTCACCTCGGAGCAGTGCGTGTTTTTTCTCTATGGTACGGGCAGGAACGGCAAGTCGACTTTTCTAGAAGTAGTCAGGACTATCCTAGGCGAATATGCCACCAATATCCAGCCTGAAAGTATTATGATGAAGTCCACCACCAGCAGTGCAAACTCCGATATTGCCCGTCTTAAGGGAGCCCGCTTCGTTACATCGGTGGAGCCCAACGAGGGTATGCGTCTCAATGAGGGACTTCTCAAACAACTGACAGGCGATGATGTTGTAACTGCGCGAAAGCTGTACGGCGACGAGTTCGAGTACCGTCCCGAGTTCAAGCTGTGGATGGCGACCAACCATAAACCCACTATCCGCGGCACTGACATCGGTATATGGCGCAGAATTCATATTATCCCGTTTACTGTCACCATTCCCGAGGACAAAATTGACAAGAACCTTGGCGACAAGCTTGCGGCTGAACTGCCCGATATTCTGGCATGGATGCTGGAGGGCTATCGCCTGTGGCGGCATGAGGGACTTAACAAGCCAAAGGTCATCATGGACGCAGTCAAGGAATACCGCAATGAAATGGACGTTATCTCCGCCTTTCTGGACTCCGATTACGTTGCAGAGGGCGGCGAGGTCAAGGCTTCCGCGCTGTATGCGGTCTACTGCCAGTGGACTGCGGAATGCAATGAGTACCGAATGTCAAGCCGTAAGTTCGGTGTTGAGCTTACCAAGCGCTATAATAAAATCCATAGAAACGACGGCTGGTACTATAAAAATATTTCATTGAGCGGAATTACAGTTAAATGACATTAGTGACGGTTTTTACTCTTTTTCTTACTTCCTTTATAGAAAAAAAGAAAAATATAAAAAAGATATAGGATTTTGAGTTTTTACGTCATTATATGTCACAGGAGGTCTTATGAAAACACATATAAACTTCAATGACAGCGATACCCGAAAGCGCCTTGAACGGCAGGCTTACGACGGTACCATCGACGTTGCGGACTTCCCGCCTGCAGAGTATATGTACTTCTCGGAGCTCCGCAAGATATATTATGATTTCAAGTTCGAGGGACTCAGCAAAGAAGACGCCGAAAATAGAAAACACATGCTACTCAGGCGCTATAACGAGGCTGCTGCCGAAAGAGAAAACTTCCGCAGGGTTTACAGAGAATATCAGGACAATATCCGCAGAGCAGGCGGCCTTATTGCGCAGATACATAAGTCTCAGGACATTCGGGAGATAGCGCGTCTCGCCTGCACTGCAATTGGTCTTATGCAGGGCGACTCTGCCTTTGCACAATTCATTGAAAAGAAACTGGAGGGACTCCCATGACGCCAAAAGAATACATGGCAACTGCAAATACTCTGCTTCGTCGAATTAAAAGGAAACGTCGCGAAGCCGAGGAAATACGCATTTCAGAGGGCTCTCCCTCATCACCTGCTCTCAGCGATATGCCGAGAAGTACAACTCCCGACGCAGATAAAATGTCCCGTAATATCTGCCGCGCAATCGACCTTGATAATGAGGCTGACATTGCATTTTCCCAGCTTGAGGAGCTGAAACGATCCTTTCTCAGCTCCCTTGAAGATATCGACAATATTGATGAGCGCGACCTGCTCTACAAGCGCTACATCGAGTTCAAGTGCTGGCGGAAAGTTGCTGACGAAATAGGCTACAGCGAGTCCCATACCAAACGGCTCCACGCAATTGCAGTCAAAAAGATGATACTCCATGATACGCCATAATACTTGATGATACGACTGCTTTATGATATACTGTAAAATACAGGAACTATGATATTGACTTTCGCTTCTGAGATATGATATAATTTCCGTATAAAAGTATAGTTTGCTATGCAAAATCGGAAATTTTAGGAGGATATATGTTAACCTGGATTAGAAAGTTTGATTTGAAGAAGGCAGGATATATATCTGTTTTAATTGGGGTTATTAATATTATTGTACATATTCTTGTTATAACAGAAGTATTGCCATATTTGTGGGTAAACGGAGGTCGGTCCGAATCCATTTCAGACGCTCAGTCAACTTCATTTTCATCAATCATTATTACGGTAATTAGTATTATAATCACCTTAATCGCAAGTCAGATTATTCCAATCAGATTGAATAAATTTTGGGGAATTGCGATTTCAGTATTTTTGATAGCTACGTTACCGCTCTCTTTTATAGGGGTTATAGCTCAGTTTTTAGGAACAATATTTGAAAAATGCGTTATGTCGATAATTACAATCGTAGGTTTTTGTGCTGATACAAGAATTGCATTTGAAAAAAGATGGTAAATTCTGATTTTTCTTAGTAACTGAATAAAAATATAAGCAGTCTTCGGACTGCTTTTTTATTTCCTATGGAGGTGAGAACATGCCGCGAAAAGCCCTGAAGCCCTGCAAACACCTGGGCTGCGCGAAACTTACTGAGGGAAGCTACTGCGACGAACACAAGCCACTATATCCTGACAGACCTTCTGCTTCAAAGCGAGGCTACGGCAGTAAATGGCAGCGGCTAAGCAGGGCTTATCTCCGCAAGCATCCGCTCTGCGTTAAGTGCCTTGCAGAAGGTCGTTTCGTGACCGCATCAGTCGTTGACCATGTCATTCCCCACCGCGGTAACCACTCTCTTATGTGGAGCGAATCCAACTGGCAGGCGCTATGCAAGTTCTGTCACGATAAGAAAACCGGCACTGAGGACAGCAGACCGGAATATTCATACTGATGGAGGGGCTAGGGACTGCCCCCCGGGGGTATCGAAATCTCTACGGACTGATTGCAGGAAGACCGGCGCCCCCTCTTACGCACAAAAAGGCAGGTTCAAACGCCCTATTAACCCCTCGATTATTTTTATGAGCCGAAATCCTCGTGATTTCGGCATTTTTTATAGGCAGGTGATAAAATGGCCAAGGACGGTACCAACCGTGGCGGACGACGTGTCCGCGCAGGTGATAAACCGAAGCCTCTTGCAGAAAAAATAGCCGCAGGCGAAGATGCTGACATCATAGAATTCACACCCACCGCGCTGGAAGGCGCTGACCTAGACGAGGCCGCAGACCTTGTGGGTGAGGAAATGCCCTCACCGAGCGAATACCTCTCGGCACGGCAGAAGGACGGCAAGCCTCTCGGCGCTGACGAGATATATAAGGAAACATGGCTATGGCTCAGAAACCGCGGCTGCGAAAAGCTGGTGAACAAGCGCTTGCTGGAAAGCTACTCTCTGGCTTTTGCCCGTTTTATACAGTGTGAAGATGCTCTCTCAAAATACGGCCTGCTCGGTAAACATCCGACAACAGGCGGAGTTGTAGCTTCACCATTTGCATCCCTCAGTCAATCCTACCAGAAACAGGCAAATCTGCTCTGGTATGAGATTTTTGATATAGTGAAGCAGAACTGCACTACCAAGTTTGACGGCTCTCCGCAGGATGACTTGATGGAGCAGCTTCTGCGCACAAGAAACAGGTAAGGAGTATATGTATGAAGCAAAATCCTGATGTGAATTTCTGGAGAGAACTTAATGGCAACCGTATCCATATGACAAAACAGCAGTATAGAACTATAAAAGGACAGGCTGTAAAAGGCAATATACTTGATGCCCGTAAGGGACTAAAGAAAATAATGATGCGGAGGAATATAAAATGAATACGACTAAAGATTTTCAGCTTGTCAGTACAGACAAGCTCATTCCATATGTAAATAACGCGCGAACTCATTCTCCTGAGCAGATAAAGAAGCTTCGCTCATCACTGCGAGAGTTCGGCTTTGTTAATCCCATTATTATAGACAGAGACTATAACGTCATCGCAGGGCACGGACGTCTTATGGCTGCAAAAGAGGAAGGTATCACGGAGGTGCCATGTGTATATGTCGATTACCTGACAGAAGCACAAAAGAAGGCATATATCCTTGCTGATAACCGCATGGCGCTGGATGCAGGCTGGGACGAGGAACTTCTCGCTGTGGAGATGCAGGAACTGCAGGACCTGGGTTACGATCTATCAATGACCGGTTTCGATGAAAAGGAACTGGCCGATCTTTTCTCTGACGGAACAGGAAGTGAAGCTAAGGATGATGATTTTGATCTTACGGCTGCTCTGGAAAAGGCTGCATTTGTAGAAAAAGGTGACCTTTGGACAGTTGGCAGGCATCGTCTCATGTGTGGTGATGCTACCAGTCCTGAAGATGTAAACACACTTATGGGCAGCGTAAAGGCAAATCTTATCTTGACCGATCCGCCTTATGGTGTATCTTTTAAAAGTTCCAGCGGGCTGACCATTCAGAACGACAGCATGAAGAACGAGGAGTTTTACACATTCCTACTTTCGGCATTCAAGTGTATGGCTGACCATCTTGAAAAAGGCGGCGCTGCATATGTGTTCCATGCCGATACGGAGGGACTGAACTTCCGCAGGGCGTTCATCGACGCAGGCTTCCACCTTGCAGGCTGCTGCATATGGGTAAAGGACAGCCTCGTCCTCGGTCGCTCCGATTATCAGTGGCAGCATGAACCTGTGCTGTACGGCTTCATGCAGAACGGCAAGCACAAGTGGTATTCCGACCGTAAGCAAACAACGCTATGGAACTTCGACAAGCCCAAGCGCAATGCCAACCACCCGACCAGCAAGCCCCTCGACCTGCTTGGTTATCCCATAGGCAACTCCACGCAAGAGAACGGAATTGTCATCGACACATTCGGCGGCAGTGGCTCAACGCTCATGGCTTGTGAGCAGATGAACCGCATCTGCTACATGATGGAGCTTGATGAAAAATACGCCTCCGTCATCCTCCGGCGCTACGTTGAGGAGACCGGTGATGCCGAAGGCGTGTATGTAATTCGTAACGGACAACAGATTCCTTACGCTGAGATTGCAAAAGAAGTATGTCTTCATGAATAAACTCATAGTCTGTTTATGATCTAGGACGTACGTAAATAAAAAACAACTGACTTTATACTAAGCCTAAAGTTTTGAATTCATCATACGCCTCTACACTCATCAAATTTGCAGGCAGCAATTTAAAATTCGGATTATTCAGATAAACTTTAGCTGCAAAGCATAACTCACATGGTGGCTTTATTACAGCAATGGTAAAGCTTTCATTAGTTGGATCATCAACTGCAGAAATCAGTTTTCGTTCACAACAAGAGAAAAGTCTTGTGTTAAACTCATGCTTTGATGACGATGATTGTTTCGGCATTTTATTTACGTATTGATCATATGATACAAAAACCCAATCTGGTCCTTTGTATAAATAAACATTTGGATTTACTGTGATAAAATTCATACTGGATGTTATAGGTTTCGTAGTACTCAACACCACAACGGTATGAGGAAGATTATTTAAAACTGTCACAAGCGATTGGATGTTCTCCTCTTTAAACGGTGTACCACCGCTGACTGCCCAATATGTTTTTTGTTTATATAACATGCGAGCCACGCAATTTTTTTTTTCCCCGAATTGTTTTTTAACTTATCCCAATGTAATACTTTTAGAATTTTGCGACTAGTTGTAATATCAGCAAAAAATGAAGGTGATGTTGGACTACTCATGATAAATAATTCTCCTCTTGTGAAATATCAGTCAAGTATGTATGAAATTCGTTTAATGTTTCATAAAGAAGCGAACACAGTAATTTTCTTGGAGTGGAAAAATAACTATTATCCAACCCAAAGACCCTTCTCTTGTTTATAAAACCTTCTATGTTTGCGTCTGAATACCAAGTTAGTATAAACTGGATAAGATCTTTATTTGGAATTTTACGATTCTCACTGAGAAGAATTGCCGTATATACTATATCAAGATGTCGCTGAATTACTTGAGATATTTTCGCCATATCATCCGCATTTTTTCTCTGGATAGGTTCTTGTATTATATTCAGCAATTCCATGATTTTTTTACTTTTTACATCATCAGCAATTTGTTCAAATAAAATATGCTTTTTAATCATATCAAAATCTAGTTGTTTTATTGTATATTCAGACAATTCGTTTACATCATAAAGAATTCTAGTTACAGAATCAAATCGAATGTAAAGGAATCTGCAAATGTTCAAAGCTGCTAAGTAACGAATTGATAAATCACGCACTTTAATTCTATCAGAAATTTTATCATTGCGATTTATTACAGCATTATACTGTAAGGTAAATGTTTGCCACATAACATTAACAGATTCATCCGAGCGAAGCATATTAAGAACATTTTCATGCTCAGATATATTTTTCTCTGTCACTACATCTAGATAATCTTTAATTTTATATTCACATTCTTCTCTATTTTTTTCCTTTTCTTCATCGTCCATATGTTCCATAAGTATTAGTTCCTTCTTAATTAATATTATAATCAAATGTTAACTGTAATTATTATACAGCGCACCTGCCGATATGTCAATATCTAGATATGCTGTAATATGCACAAATCAATCATATATGTTCCTTACATATTCTCCGTATTACAGTATTGCTATCTGTGTGGTTAAGAGTTAATATGTGGATACGATAAAACACCGCATCAGCGGAAAACACAGGAGGTCACTATGGAGATAAAGTATAACATTGAAAAGGATAAGCGTAAAGCACTGGCTGAAAAAATCGGCGAGCTTGCAGGTTTTGACGTTCGCTACTGCGGAGTTCCCACTTGCGCTTATGAGATTGGTTTCTTTACACTGGATAAAGATGTAGTATTATCTTTTCCTGATAGAGAGGACAGCGATATAATTGATCATGTGCTTGAAGAACTTGACAAAGCAGGATATACATCTGAGGATGAACCGGAAACACTTACAATATCCATACCCAAGGATATGCTCAATGAGGAAGCAATATCCAATCTGCGCCGTATCATCGCCAACAAGGAGCAGCTTTTCAAACAGGCTCTGGACGCGGATTCCCTTGAAATCACAGAAAGTGAGGAAACTATTGATTTTCCATGGTTTACAGTTACAGAATCAGATGACGCACAGGCATACAGTCAGTTTATTACTATGCTCTGCGAGTTTGCAAAAAACCAGAAGCGCGTCAACAACAAGCCCGACACCAGTGATAACGAGAAGTATTCTCTGCGCTGTTTTCTGCTGAGAATAGGCATGATAGGAGATGAATACAAGTCCGCACGACGAGTTCTTCTCCGCAGACTGACCGGAAGCTCTGCATTCCGCCATGGAGGTACAAGCAATGAGACTTCCAAATAGAGCAGAGATAGAGCGCCTGCGGAAGCTGTATCCCAAATGTACAATGATACGTCTTATAAGTATGGCTGAGGAGCCATATCCGCTTCCGGCAGGCAGTATCGGAGAAGTCGAAATGGTCGATGACGGTGGCAATATACACATAAAATGGCAGTGCGGCAGAGGTCTCGCACTCATCGATGGCGCTGACAAATTTGAAGTCATAACTGGAGCTCTGAAATAAGAGAGCACCTATTCCATTGTATCCCATTTTACCATAAGATTGCAAGTATATCAAGTGTGTAAATACACCAATCATCAAAGCTGTATATTTGCCGATATTCTGTAGTTTTAGCGGCTTGATATATCCTCCGTTCAGAGTTAATATGTACATACCGAAAGGGAAAAAAACACACAGGAGGATACAAAAATGACTGAGAAAACAGCAAGGCAGATTGCAAAAATGAAGGAGCAGACAATAGGCTGCGAAGTAGAGATGAACAACATCACACGGAGCAGAGCTGCAAAGCTTGCCGCAGACTTCTTCGGAACACACCGCTACGAAAGTACATCAGGCCGCAACGGCTACTGCACCTGGAGCGCCTGGGATACACAGGGCCGCGAATGGAAATTCCAGAAGGACGTCAGCATTTCGGGGCCTGACGACGAAAAATGTGAACTGGTAACACCCATTCTTCACTATGAAGACATCGGACTTTTACAGGAGCTCATACGCCGCCTGAGAAAAGCCGGAGCAATAAGCCACGCAGGAGTTGGCGCAGGAGTTCACATTCACATTGGCGCAAACGGACACACACCGCAGACGCTCCGCAACCTTGCAAACATCATGGCAAGCCACGAGGAGCTTATCGCGGAAGCCCTGAAGCTCAACGCAAACCGCATGGCAAGATACTGCCGCACCATTAACCCCGAGTTCGTAAAGCTGATAAACAATAAAAAGCCAAGTACAATGGCACAGCTTGCAGATATCTGGTACACAGCAAACCACGCTACATACGGCAGGAACGAACATTACAACGACAGCCGCTACCACATGACAAACTACCATGCAGTTTTCACCAAGGGCACGATTGAATTTCGCCTTTTCGAATTTGAAAAGCCTGCAAACGGCAAAAAGAACGGCCTTCACGCAGGACGCCTCAAGAGCTACATTCAGCTTTGCCTTGCACTCAGTCAAATGGCAAAAGACCTGAGAACAGCAAGCCCCAAGCCCCAACAGCATGAGAACCCCACCTTCGCAATGAGAACATGGCTGATGAGAATGGGCTTCATCGGGGACGAATTCGCAACCGCAAGAGATGTTCTTACAAAGAACCTTACCGGCGACAACGCATTCCGCTTCGGCAGACCTTAAAAAGGTCTGCTGAGCCCCACAAGGGCCTCCACGATGCCCTGTAAGGCCCGCAACGAGTATCCTCCGATAAAATTACAGTTTAAAAACAAAGGGGCCTTAAAACGCATTTTAGATGCTTCTGGTGAGGCGGATGTAAATTACACAAGAGCTAAGGAAATAATAACAATATATTCTGTAAATTCAGCCACTTGATATATCACCTGTAAAGAGTTAATATGTGACTACCGGAACGGAAAAGCAACCATCGCCGCCATAGCGCGGCTTAAGGTGGTGAAGGCGGTTGCCTTCGGAAAGGAATGATTGTAATGAGTAAATATTACCTTGCCTACGGCTCAAACCTCAATGTCCGCCAGATGCAATACCGGTGTCCTACAGCACGGATAGTAGGAATCAGCGTTATTAAAAACTACGAGCTTCTCTACAAGGGAAGTAAAACAGGTGCATACCTCACCATTGAAAAGAAAAAAGGAAGCCTTGTTCCCGTTGCAGTATGGGAAGTATCAGACGAGGATGAATCAAGACTTGATATCTATGAAGGCTTTCCCGACTTCTACTACAAGAAGAATATACGGCTTCCGGTAAAACTGCTCAGAAATAGCAAAACCAAAGAACTGGACGCATTCGTATATATCATGCACGAAGAGCGCAAACTTGGAGTTCCCACAACTGCATATATACGAACCTGCGAGGAAGGCTACGGATTCTTCAGATTTGACACAGCCTTTCTCGACAAGGCTTATAATAAAAGTGCAAGGGGGGCAAAGTAATGAAAACCGATACAATAACAGAGCGAATATGCCCTAAGTGTGGTCAGGCCTATACTGCGCATCCTGCACTTTCCCGAATTGATAATGAAACGCTTATCTGTCCCGACTGCGGAACACGGGAAGCCCTTGAATCCATAGGAATATCCCACGAGGAACAGGACAAGATACTTGGAATAATCCATACCAAATACAACGCTTAGTAGGCTTACAGAGCCGCGACGTTCGTTTGTGTGGCGCGGGACGGATATCCTTTACTGTTTATCCCTTTCGGGCAACCTGCCTCACACAGGCGAATGTGGCGGCTCTTGTGCGATGTACAATACAGCGTAAAAATAGCGGTGATGTTTGTTACACTTATTATGCCGAAAATCCTTGATATATCTTCGATTCAGAGGTAATATGTGTGTACCGCAGGAGAAGCGGAATATAAAAAAAAGGAGCAATTCACATGAAAATACTGATTTGCGAACCAGGCAAGCACCCTTACGAAAAGGACATCGAACACACACTTGAGAACCTGCAGAGAATAGTTGGCGGATATATCCAGGCGATTTACCCTTACGATGAACAGGTTGCGATTATTTGCAACGAAGACGGACTTTTCCTCGACCTTGAATGGAACAGAGTAGTTGAAAAATACGGGCCTATCAAAGGAACCTTCTTTGTATGCGGACTGGACTTCGATGACTTTTGCGACCTTACCGATAAACAGATAGAGCGCTATAAAAAGCGCTTCTGGAATCCCGAGATGCTTATTCCGACACCTGACGGAATGGTACAGGTTATCATGCATGACTAAGGAAGCGGGGTAGGATTATGTGGAAAGAAGGAACCATCGGAATACCCAAGAATGGCGGCGGCTACACGGTAGTTCACTACTGGGTAAAGGTCTACAAAAAGAAAAGTATTCACGGAATTAACGGCGGCAGAATCAGCAAGCTGACGCTGAAAGTCAAGGGCGAGGTCATTTACAACTACGACAGGGGTGAAGACATTACATCACAAAACGAAGCAGCTGAAAAGGCGCTGGCGATTCTGCTATACGAATTCAACTAAAGCAATAGGCGGCAACCGTAAGGAAGCCGCCTTTCATATATCCTGTCATAATATACACAATCACAAATGTGTATTTCTTGCCTATATTCTGTAGTTTTAGCGGCTTGATATATCCTTCGTTCAGAGTTAATATGTACATACCGAAAGGGAAAACAACAACAAACAGGAGGATATAAAAATGGTAAACTACGGAACAGCACTTCAGAGAGCAAAGGCAGCAAAAACAAACTGGAACGAGGAAGAGTACATTGCAAAGGCAATTATTACCTGGGCAGACAGCGATTACGAATACGAGCTTGAGATTGAGAACGAAGGCGATTCCGACAAGGAGTTCACAGCATGGATTGAAGGAAACGCCGAGAGTCTTGCAAAAGAAGCCGCAGAAGCCAAAGGAACGGAATTCGAGGAGCTTATAGGAATTGACTACGAAAACGATTACATTGACGACGACGAAGCATTTGAAGAAGAATACTGGTCAGCCTGCGAAGAATAAAAAGCAGAGCCGGAAGGCTCTGTTTTAATGCCTGGGAACTGTCTAATGGACAGTATTTGCCACATAGGAGGTGAGACACTTGCGAAAGCTGAAAGATTATACACCGACACAGTTCATGGCGGAGGATTCCCATTATGACAAATCCGCTGCCGATTACGCTGTCCGGTTCATCGAGTGCCTTGCCCATACCAAAGGAACATGGGCGGGAAAGCCTTTCGAGCTGATCGACTGGCAGGAGCGAATTATAAGAGACCTGTTCGGAATTTTGAAGCCCAACGGCTACCGACAGTTCAATACCGCATACATCGAAATCCCGAAAAAGAACGGCAAGTCCGAGCTTGCCGCTGCGGTCGCCCTGCTGCTTACCTGCGGCGACGGCGAAGAACGTGCCGAGGTGTACGGCTGTGCTGCCGACCGGCAGCAGGCGGCTATCGTGTTCGATGTCGCCGCTGATATGGTGCGGATGTGTCCTGCGCTGAATAAGCGAGTGAAGATCCTGACCTCTCAGAAACGCATTATATATACACCTACTAATAGCTTCTATCAGGTTCTTTCCGCAGAAGCCTATTCCAAGCACGGCTTCAATATTCACGGAGTAGTTTTCGATGAGCTGCACACGCAGCCGAATCGAAAGCTCTTTGACGTAATGACGAAAGGCTCCGGCGATGCACGAATGCAGCCGCTGTATTTTCTTATTACAAC